ACGACTGCGGCTCCGGGGCGCGGTCGGCGGCGGCCTCGGCGGCGATGAACGCCTCCATGTCCTCCGCCTGGTCGACGTTGAGCTGGCCGACCTTCGTCACGCCCAGCTCGGCCAGCTTCGCCTTCAGGACCGGCGTCGCGTCGAAGGCGGAGTCCGTGCCCCAGGCGGCGAGCCCGGCGGCCACGGCGGCGTCGGCGATCGACTTCGCGCGGTCGAGCGGGATCGACGGCGCGGGCGGACGCTCGGCGTCCTTCCCGACGGTGCCGTTCTGGTGCTCGGCCGGGGCGGCGTTCGGCGCCGTGAGCGCGTCGTTCTCCGGGTCGTTCGACGTCGGCAGGAGGAAGAGCGACAGGAGGGCGTACTTCAGCCCGCCGGTGTACGCCTTGTACAGGCCCTTGTCGCCGCCAGTGTCGGACCCGGCGCCGGTCCACGGGACGACGACCTCGGCGGCCGTCTCGGTGTCGACGAAGCGGTAGATCAGGTCAACGGTCGTGACGAACGCCTTCCCGCCCGTCTCGGTGTGCTGGCGGACGGAGCCCGGCACGGTGCCGGGGATCACGACGACGGAGCGGGCGAGGAGGTGCGCGCGGACGTCGCGGACAACGTCGACCGCCTGGACGAAGTCGTAGTGATGGTGGTCGTTCCGGCCGCGCTTCTCGACGAAGGGGATCGCGTCGGCGACCTCCTTCAGCTTCCCGAGGAGCTGGACCGTGGGACTAGGGGTTGCGCTCATGGCCCCGGAGTCAACCGACGGACTAGGACAGATTTCGGACACCTAGTCGACGGGTCAGGTTTCGGTCGCGGGCTGACCGGGCACTAGCATGTCCGGTCACTAACGTGTCACTATCCCGACGACCTAGGAGCGAATGGAAAGGATGCACACCTTGACCGCCCCCACCGACCGCGACCGGATGGCGCAGCTCGTAGCCGAGCGGATGCGCGTGGCCCGGTCCCTCGCGGGGATGACTCAGGAGGACGCCGCTCGCGCGCTTGACGTGACGGTGAGGACGTACGCGCGCTGGGAGCGCGCCGAGACTCAGGGGTTCCTCGGGGAGCTGCGCCGGATCGCAGAGGCGTTCGAGACGACCCCGGAGGAACTGCTAGGCGAGGTGTCCGCCGACGGCGGCACGAATGTGGCCGAGGAGCTGGCCGCGCTTCGGGCTGAGGTCGCCGGGCTGCGCCAGCTCGTCGAGGAGCGGCTACCCGCGCCGAAGAGGCGACGCGGGTAGCGCGGCGCCCGCGCCTAGTAAACGCCGCCGACGTGATCGGCGAGGCGCCAAAGGAAGTCGAGGCGGCGACGGACGCGGTCGACTGTGAGGTGGGTCGCGTCCGTCGACCGGCGCCCCTGACCGTGCTCGCGGATAAACCGGAGCTGTTCTGAGTCCCCTGCGATCTGCTCGCGCAGCATCGTCCGGAAGTCGTCAAGGTCGGGGCCGCATACGGCAAAGACGACGGACTCCCCGTCTGCGCCCTCGCGAGCCCGGAAGCGTGCCCCGGCGCGCGGGATCGGGGTCGTGGTCGTGTCGTCGCGATCGTGCATCGTGTTCCTTCCTCGGAGGGGTCGGCTGTCAGGGTAGCGCCGTCACGACGTCTTTCGGAGCGCCGGTGCGACGCCTCAAGAGGCGTCACGCGCCATTGTCTGAAGGTGAACGCGCGCCGCTCGCGAAAGGCCGCGCCGTGAAGCCGAACCATGTCCGCAGGGTGACGGTCCGCCTCGGCCCCGCGATGCACGCCGCCGCTGAGGAGGCGGCGGCACGCGAAGGGCTTCCGCTGGCGCAGTACATACGCGAGGCAATCCTGATCCGCATAGCCTGGGAGATAGGCGTCGAGACGGGGGTCCGCGACCCTCGCATCCGCGACGACGTTCGCCTCAACCTGCGCGACCTCGCGCGCCGCCTCGGGTTGCACGAAGGCGGGTGAACGGTGTAGCCTCTACGTCGTTCACTCTGAGAGCCCGAGGAGGCCCCTATGCCCAGGAAGCACCCTGACCCCGTCGACGCCCTGACCCTGCCGACATTCCGCGACCTTGACCCCGTCCTGTCGATCGGCGGCGTGGCCGCCTACTTCGGCGTGTCGAAGGTGCTCGCCTCGCGCTGGGCGCGGGAGTCGAAGGACTGGCCCGCCCCCATCGCGAAGCCGCCGTCCGGCACGCTGTACGCGACCGCCGCTGTGATCGAGTGGGGGAAGGCCCACGAGCGGCCCCGGGGTGGCGGCCCGCGCGAGGCTGGCGACCCGACGCCGCCGTCCCAGCGGAAGCGCGTCCGGCGCCGGACCCCGGCCCAGGCCGTTTAGACGGGGACTTGACAGGCGACCGTTCACGCTGTTTACTCTCCCCCATGAGCGCAACCCACACCGCCCCGTCCACCTCGACCATCTTCGGCGGAGGCTGGAGTGACGCCTCCGCCCTCGTCGCGATCGAGCGCGCCCTCGCGTTCATGGACGAGCATCGCGTCGCCGACACCGGAAGCGTCGCCTATGGCGCCCTCCGGGGGTACATGGACCCGCGCGGGACCGCCCTGTCGGCCCTGTCCTGCCTCTCCTCGTGGGGCTTCGTCACGAGCGAGAAGAGCACCCGGAGCCTGTACTACACGTGGACCCGCACGGAGCGCCCCTCGTCGGAGCTGGCGACGGCCGCCGCCGAGTCCACGGCCCGCATCCTGGCGGCGCGAGCGCGCGCCTAGGCTCCGCGCCCCATGCCGCGCCCCGGAGGCCCGCCTAGTGCGGGCCTCCGGTGTTTAGACGGGCTAGGCCGCGTCGATCGCGGCGCGGACGGCCGAGAGGATCGCCTCGGGCTCCACCCCGGAGCGGATCGCGGCGACGACGGCCCGGGTCACGGCCCAGAGGGCCGTCGCGCGGTTCACGCCTCGACCACCTTCCAGACGCCGCGCTCGGCCTGCTCGACGAGCCCGCGCTTCCGGAGCCGCCCGGCGACGCGACCGACGGCGCGCGTGTCGAGGCCGCGCAGCTCGGGGACGTCGCGCTCGACGATCGTCCGCGACGTCGCGGGGAGCTGCGCGAGGACGGCCTTCTCCTGGGCCTCCTCGCGGATCGTCTCGGGGTCCAGGGTGTTGATCCGCCGAATGGCGCGGAGGGCCGTCAGGTAGGCGAGGAAGTCGTCGTACGTCGACCAGGACACGACGAAGCCGGTCGCCGGGTCGAATGAGCCGTCCCCGTTCGTGTTGATGACGCCCCGGAAGTCGGTCGCCGGGAAGCCCATCTCAACCCCGGCCCCCTCGTAGCCCTCAAGCTGCGGGAAGTGCGTCGTCGGGTAGACGCCTTTCGAGGTCTTCAGGTCGAGGAGGCCGAGCGCCCAGGCGTCGCGTGCCGCCAGCTCGCGAATCCGGACGGCCTGGGGGTCCTGACGGATCACGGGGCAGAACGGCGGCTCCAGGAGCGGCACGAGGCGGCGGGCCTCGACCTTCGCGCGAATGTCGTACCGACCGGCGAAGCCGTGGGTGCGGGAGGCGACCTGGACCTCTGTCGCGACGAACGACGGGCGGAAGATGAGGAACCATCGAAGGACCGAGCGGGCGTGATTCGCGGCCTCGTCACCGTGCCGCTCGCGGAACGCCTCCATGTCGGGGACGGCGCCGTTCTGGCCCAGCTCCTCCAGGACGTCATGCACCCATGAGCCGCGCTCGGCGGCGCGGTCCCGGGTCGCCCAGGGCGTGAGCCCGGCCTCGTTCATCGCGACGCGGAGCGGGTCCTTCTTATAGTCCTCGGGGACCGGCGCGTCGAGGATGGTGCGGTCGCCGAGCGCGATCGTGCGCGCGCCCTCGTAGCCGAGCCTCCAGCCCCACGCAGACGCGATGCCCCAGGTGTCCTCGACGCCGCCCACCTTCGCGATCGTCGAGACGCCCAGGACGGGCTCGCCGCTGATCGAGTAGGCGTGCTGGACGGCGTCGAAGTCGACCTCGGGCCGGTCGATCATGGTCGACGTCACGACGGCCTCCGGGCCTGGACGTCGAGCGTCCGCGCGAACGACTCGGCGGTCCGCTCGACGCTCAGGAGGAAGCGCGCCCAGACCGGGCCGACGTCCGCCGTCAGCTTCGCGAGCCGACGGCGGTAGTAGTCGAAGCGCGAGCGGTCAGGGCCGCTCATCATGTAGGCGTCGAAGAGGACGTGCTCGCCGGACTTCACGAGCCGACCTCGCCTGCGGCCTCCAGCATGCGCAGGTAGCCCGCCGCGTCCACGATGTTGTCGCGCTTCGGCGTCGCGACCTCGCGCGCCAGCTTCAGGGCGACCATGCAGAGGCCGACCTCCTTCGCGGTCACGGGCCGGTCGAGGATGCCGCTCCAGAGGGAGGCGATGCGCGCGAGGTTGTCCTTCGGGTGGCCGTAGTCGCGCTGGCGGTCGCCGTTGACGAGCTGGGCGGCCTCGTCGAGGATCGTCTGGGCCTCGGGCTCGACGGGCTCGACCTCGCTCGCAGCGAAGGCGCAGGAGTAGCGGGAGCCGTCCACGGCGAACGCCCCGGCGAAGCCCGGGACGTCGCCCGGGACAATGACGGCCTCCGTGCCGGGCTCGTAGGAGCCGATGCGGACCTTCAGGCGGATGCGGTCGCCGGGCTTCACGACTGCACCGCGCGGATGCGCTCGACGCGGACGACCTGGCGGATACGCGAGCGGCGGAGGCCGGTCGCGTACGACAGGCCCGGGACGTCGCGGGTGCCGAGGATGATCGCGTCGCGGATGGCGCGACAGTCGCGGTCCCACTGGCGGGCGGCGGTCTGCGCGAGGAGGGCGGCCCGGCGCCCGTCCCCACGCGCGCCGAACGCGCGGCGGGCCGGGCGAGTGCGCTTGCGGGCGGCGACGTAGGAGAGGCGAAGGGCCTCGGCGAACGTCACGACCTCGTCGGGGTTGATCCGGTCGGGCGTGCGGGTGCGATGGCGGCAGGCGCGGGCGACGTCGCGCAGCGTGAGGCCGGACAGCCTGGCGGCCTCGTGCGCGGTCAGCTCGGGTCGCTTGGCGGCGGCGGCCAGCTCCGCGCGGGTGTGGACGTGCGTCTCGTCCGTGACGGTCACGGGGCCGTCGGGGGTGTCGACGGTCGACTCCTCATAGCGAGTCAAGGTCATTGACTAGTCCTCCTGGGGATTGGGGTTGCTCTCAGAAGCGGCGTGAGCGACACGGACGGCCTCGCGGACCGAGGCGTCGATGCGGCGCGCGAGGCGGCGATCGGCGGACGTCTCGGGGTCGACGCGGGGCGTGAGGGTGTCGCGCTGGGCGCGCTCGCCGGTCGCGGGGTCGAGCCCCTTCCGGCCGCGCAGCTTGCGAATACCCTCGGTCGTGCGGCCGAAGATGTAGGCGACGGTCGTCGGGTCCATCCCGACGTAGTCCTTCAGGATGGTGCGGTCCTCGGCGTCCTTCACGGCGCCGGTCCGGGCGCCCTTCGCGGAGGTCGCGACGGCGCCCGAGCGGGCCTCCTCCAGCTCGCGCTCGGCGACGTCGAGCATCCTGCCGAAGCGGGCGGCCCACTGGATGACGGCGGGCCGCTCCTCCAGCGCGGCGAAGGTGCCGCTCGGGGCGATGCCGCGCTCCTTATGGGTGCCGTGGCCGCCGCGCCCGACCGAGATATTGTCCTTGGTCGGGTCGATGGCCCCGGCGTCGGGGAGGAGGAGGAGCTGGCCGAGGACGTCGTTTAGACGGGCGGCTAGCGTCGGCTTCGCGCTCACGGGAGGAGGTCGCCCTCGACGACGAGGCCGCGCTCGCGCTCCAGGAGGTCGACGCGGTCGCGCAGCTCGTGGACCTCGGCGAGCAGGGCGAGCCCGAACGCGGCGGGCATATCGAGGCGCCAGCCCTGGCGCCCGGAGCCGTTGCGGCGCCACGCCACGATCGGCACGCGGGCCTCACCGGGGTAGCGCGCGGCGTCGGCGTTCGCCTGGCGGACCATCGCGTCGACGCTCATGCGCTCGTCGCGCTTGACCTCGACGTACAGCTCGGGCCAGGTGCGAATGAGGACGTCCGGTGCGCCGGGGACGCGGCCCGCCTGGAGCTGCGCCGTCCGGTCGGCCGGGAGGTCGTGCTGGCGAGCGACGATGCAGAACTCCCGCTCGCCCGCCGCGCCCTTGTCTCGCGATGCCTTACCCATCGCCGAGCAGACTAGGACAGGACTAGGACAGGTTCCGGACAACGCGAGAGGCCCGCTCGTGGCGGGCCTCGGGGCGCGGAGTCTAGACGGCGGGCGGGCTAGGTGAGGTCGTCGGGGTGCGGCTCCCAATTCGCCGAGCCGTAGGGGTAGCGGGTCGAGAGGTGACACTCGACGCCGTCGTCGAAGATGACCCACTCCATGACCAGCTCGTCGGCGCGAACGGCGTAGGCGAGGACGACGAGGCCGTCGCGCTCGTCCACGAAGACGTCGGGCCGGAAGGTGAATTCGGGGTTCGCCAGCTTCAGGGAGCCGAGGGTTTCGGCCTGGGCGAAGGTGGCGGCGGGGGTTGCGGTTGCGCTCATAAGTTGTGAGTATACAGCGTTCACGGTAGACGTTGTCAAGGGCTAGAAGGGAAGGTCGTCGGGCTCGCCGAAGGGGCGACGGTCGCGGGCGCGCTCCAGGGCCTCGGCGTCACGGGCCTTCACGGCGGCGTAGGCGCGCTCGCGGGCGAGGTCGACGCGCTCGGAGAACGCGGCGCCCTTGCCGTGGCGGCGGGCCTGGCGGTGTTGCTGCTGGACGGAGCGCTCGACGAACGCCTCCATCGCGGCCTCGGCCTCGCGGACGCGGGGGTCCTCGGGGGCGACGACGGCCAGGTCGTCGAGGTCCGAGCAAGTCATGGGCGTTCCGCACCCGCACGTCGGGAGGCCGCTCTTCTGCATGGCGGCGCGCGACATGCGGCAGATCACGCCGCACTCCAGGCACTCAACCTTGCGGAGGCGGGTCTTCGACGGGGCGGGGGTCTGGGTTGCGCTCACGAACGGGAGTATACACCGTTCACGGTAGACGTTGTCAAGTGTCGTTTAGACGCTACGTGAAGGGGCCGTCCATCGGGTGCCGCTTCGGCGCCTTGCGCCCGGCGCCGACGGCGCGATCCCTGGCCCGCTCAATCGTTCCCGCCATCCGCACGAGGGCGACCTGCTCGGCCGTCGTGAGGTGCGGCAGGAGGTCCAGCTCGTGCGCGTCGTACGCCTGGTGACACCCGAGGCCGCCCTTCATGTCCGAGCAGAGCGGGACGATCGCGTCGGGGTCGTCGAAGCCCGGGCCGCCGAGGGAGCGGTCCCAGGTGTGCGCGGCGTCCAGGCGCTCCGGTCCCCCGAGCCCGCAGACGCGGCAGACGCCCTCGCGCTCGACCTTCTGGCGGGCGGCGTTCACGGGCGCGCGGCCTCCAGCTCGCGGGCGACGCGGCGGGCCTTCGCGAGGACGTTCTTCGACGCGCGCCAGTCGCTCGCGGTCTTCGGCGCCGCGACCGGCGGCCCGCCCGCCTCGTGGCGGTAGACGAGGTGCCGCTTCGACCGCACGAGCACGAAGCCGAGGTCGACGAGCTGGCCGTGGAGGGCCTTCGCTTCGCGGTTCATAGGTGCGCCTCCAGCGCTCGCGTGAGGCGGCCCCGGACGTCCTGGAAGTCGACCCCACGGAGGGGCATCGGGAGGCCCAGGACAACGGCCGCCAAGTCATAGATGTTGCCGCCCATCGCGCCCTTGCCGGGGAGCGGCGGACAGCCGTAGCACGCCCAGACCGTCCCGTCGCACTTCAGGGACGGCTCCTTCTCCTTCCCGCCGCCGTGGAACGGGCAGCACGCCCAGCCTCGGGCGTCGACCGTCCGGCGCGTCATCGCCGGGACGTACGTCGTCGCCGGGATGCGGCGGAGCGGGTCCTGGTGGTCGAGGTTGACGGCGAGGTCCGTCCGGCGCGCGAGGTGCGCGGGCTGGCGAAGGCGATCCAGCCATGCCTCGGGGAGGTCGGCCACGGGAACGTCGCCGGGCGCGAGGTCCCAGGTGTAGCGGCGGCCGTTCGGGTGGACGCTAGGCGGCGCGACGATGTACGCCTCGTCCTGGAGGTCGAGGCCGGGCGCGGGCTTTGGCACGAGCGGGTAGCCGGGGTGCCGGAAGAGGTAGTGCGCTCCCCCGCCGCCCGTCTCGGCGCACACCGTCTCGGGGAGGCGGCCGAGCTGGCGCTCCGCCGCGTGGACGGAGTCGTCGCCGCCGTGGCGCGGGTCGACGTCGAGGATCACGAGCCCCGACGTCCCGCCGACGAGGGCGACGTTCGCCTGGGGCGCGCGGCGCCACCACTGGAGCACGGTCACGAGGTCGGACGTCGCGCTGTGGCGGCCGTTCGGGGCGAGGTCGCCGAGCGGCCTCTTCGTGCCGGGCCAGAGCGGGAAGACCTTCCAACCCCGGTCCGCGTAGTCGAGCGCGGCGTTCCGGAGGGCGCGGGTCACGCGAGCCCGACGGCCAGGGCCGCCCACGTCCAGGCGACGAAGTTCCCGCCGATCAGCGCTGCGGCGGCGTACTCCATGAACAACTCGCGGCGGGTCACGACCGGCTCCCGTACAGGCGGCCGAACGTCTCGCGGTACACCGATCGCAGCTCGTTTCCGACCTCGACCGGGACGACCTCGACGGCGCGGCGGAGCGCGGCGCCGAGCGCGGCGGCCTTCGCGTTCGCCTCGGTCAACTCGTCGGCGAGCCGGGCGGCGCGCTCGGTCGCGTCCGGGTCGAGCCTCAGCTCCAGGGCCGCCGGGAGCGGGTCGGCTACCGGGTGCCAGCGTTCATATACGACTCGGTCCCGGGTGACGACGAAGAGGTGGTCGGGCGTCGTCGAGCCCGGCCGGGCTTCCTGCCGGACGTACAGCATCGGCCCCTCGGGTCCTTCCCAGACTTGGCCCGAGGCGGGTGTCCTGTTCGCGGTCACGGCGGGCAGGGTGCCGACCGCCTAGGACAGATTCCGGACAGGGCCGCCCCTCGCGCGGGCGCGCGGGCGCGAGCGGTTTCGCGCGTCCCTGAGCCAGTCTTTTTAGGAGCGCTTCGCTCCCAAACCCTTTGAGAACGAAGCGGGTTCTACGAACCCGCTTCGGTTGGTTGAAGACTGTTGGAGGGCGAGTCGAAGTAGAACGAGGGCCAGGTGCGCGAGCGCGCCTCCGTCCTGGGTTGTCCGCATCATGTCCGGACGACTACTTGACAGGCCCGACGGCACACGTTGTATACTCTCGGGCAGAGAGCGCAACCCCACCCCACCCGAGGACAAGCAACATGATTGACAACTACACCCGCCCAACCGAGCCGAAGACGACCAACCGCGAGGAGTGGCTGAAGCGGGCGTCGGACCTCCTCGTCGGCCGCGTCATCGCCGCCGGTGGCGAGGCCCCGAAGAAGCTGCGCGTCTCGTGCGGCTGGCCCTCCCGCAACGCCCTGGCGACCGCCTCGTCCACTCGCCGCACGCTCGGCCAGGCGTGGTACAGCTCGGCGTCCGAGGACGGCGCCCGCGAAATCTTCATCAGCCCCGCACTGGCCGAGGAGTGCCGAGTCCTCGACGTCCTCCTCCACGAGCTGATCCACGCTTGCCTCCCGAAGGACGCGGGCCACGGTCCGGCCTTCCAGGCGATCATGCGCCAGGTCGGCCTCGCCGGGAAGCCGACGGCGACCGTCGCGTCCGACGAGCTGCTGGAGGAGCTGCGCGTCCTGGCGCACGAGCTGGGCCGCTACCCGCATGAGAAGCTGGACCTGGAGCCCGGCCCGAGGAAGCCGGGCCGCATGGTCAAGGGCTCGTGCCCTGACTGCGGGACCATCTTGTACGGGTCGCGTACGGCCTGGGACAACGCGCTCCCGGAGTGCGGCGTCTGCGGCACGCCCTACACCGTCGAGCCCTCCCCTGAGCAGGCCGCCCATTGGGGTCTCGCCCCGGCCGACGAGGTCGAGCCCCTGGAGAACGTCTCGACGACCGTCGAGCTGAAGACGACGGATGGCCGCTTCACGCTTCGCTCGACGAAGGTCGGCAAGCGCGAGGGCTCGTGGCTCGTGACCGACCATCAGGCCGTCGAGGTCGCCGCGCGCCGGGTCATGCAGACCGACGAGAATCCGCTCGGGGTCCTCGTCACGGAGTACGCCGAGCGCTGGACGGCGCGCGCCGACCGCGCTGACGCCCTCGGGTTCATCGCCGCCCTTCGCTCGGGCGCCCTGACCTGGGACGACGTCGCCGACGAGGCCGACGAGGACGACTTCGAGGACGAGGACGTCGACCTCGACGACGAGGACGTCTGGGGCAAGCTGGGCGAGTGGGACGACGACCCCGACGGCGACCACCTCGGCGAGGACGAGGACGAGGAGCCGGACTACGAGGACGGCCACATCGCCCCCGACGAGGAGGCCGAGTACGAGCGGCTGACCGCGTACCGCGAGGAGGCCGGGCGCCGGACGTCGGAGAAGATCGCGAGCGGCGACGAGGAGGCGATGGACTAGTGGAACGCCCATCGACCGGGCCGGGGTGAGCCCGGCCGCGCAGCACCCCCGGAGGCCCGCCAGCGTGCGGGCCTCCCCCGTTTAGACGCCCTCGACGGGGCCTGTCCGGTTTCCGTCCGACAGGTGTCCTATTCTTGCTAGCGTCGCAGAAGGTCCACTGAACTTCGGGCGGGCGAGTGAAGGCCCCTCGGGCCGGACCCCCGCCAACCCTTCGGTCGCGCCGCCCCGGCACGCCGAGCACTCCCCGCCATCCGGCCCGCCCGGTGCCCGGGGCGGCCTACTGCGCCGATCGAAGCGGCCCCCAGGGTTCCGAGCTGAGGCTCGCGGTCCTGGGGGCCGTCCCCGTCTTCGAGGGAGGCCCCCATGAATCGCCGCTACCCGTCCCCGTCCCCGGTGCCCGGCGAGGAGCTGGACGCCGAGCGCGCCTACGCCGTCGCTGAGCGCGAGGGCAAGCTCCTGAACGATCGCCTCTGCGCGGAGTGCCCCGACCCGGGCCTCTGCGGCGCCGAGCGCTCGTGCGTGCCCGAGGGCCGTTCATGGTGACGTCGCTCCTTACGTTCCCGGCCCGCGCCACGTTGCGCGCTGTCGCCGCCTTGGTCTCGACGGAGCCCGTCCCGACGATCCTCTTCGGCGCCGCCGAGGACATGGACTACGAGCCGACGCCGCACCCCGGGACGCCGACCGCGAATCCGGCCGAGCCGATGCGGCTCGCCGAGTTGCGCGCGTTCATGGACGAGGCGACGGCCGCCCAGCCGTTCCGGCCGCTCCGGGGTTGCCTGTGAGCGCCTGGGACGACGCCCTCGCGAAGGTCGAGCGCTCCTATGGCAAGGGCACGATCATGCGCCTCGGCGACGACGCCCGCGTGGCCGTCGAGCGGATCAGCTCTCAGTCGATCGCGCTCGACCGCGCCCTGGGCGACGGCTACCCCCGTGGCCGCATCGTCGAGGTCTTCGGCCCCGAGTCCTCGGGGAAGACGACGCTCCTCCTGCACCTGATCGCCGAGGCCCAGGCCCGCGAGCTTGGCAAGGTCGCGTTCATCGACGCCGAGCACGCGCTCGACCCGGTGTACGCCGCCGCGATCGGCGTCCGCGTGGACGACCTCTTCGTGTCCCAGCCCGACTACGGCGAGCAGGCCCTCCAGATCGCGGACGACCTGATCGACTCCGGGGAGGCCGCGATCGTGTGCGTCGACTCCGTCGCCGCGCTCACGCCGAGGGCTGAGCTGGACGGCGACATGGGCGATCAGTCCGTGGGCCTTCAGGCCCGCATGATGGGCCAGGCGATGCGGAAGCTCGCCGCGAAGACGGACCGTACGAAGACGCTCCTCGTCTTCACGAATCAGCTCCGCGAGAAGGTCGGCGTCATGTTCGGCTCGCCCGAGACGACGCCCGGCGGCCGAGCGCTCCCGTTCTACGCCTCCCAGCGCCTCCGCGTGAGCCGCGTCGAGACGAAGAAGGACGGCGGCGAGGCCGTCGCCAACCGCGTGAAGGTCGTCGTGAAGAAGAACAAGGTCGCTCCGCCGTTCCGCGAGGCGTTCTTTGACGTCGACTTCGGGCGCGGGATCAGCCGTGAGGGCGAGCTGATCGACTACGGCGTGGAGGCCGGGGTCGTGAAGAAGTCCGGCTCGTTCTTCGCCTACGGCGACGAGCGCCTGGCCCAGGGCCGCGAGAACGCGAAGGCTCGCCTCCTCGCAGAACCCGACCTCCGCGACGCGCTCGACCGCGACGTCCGCGCCGCCCTCGCGCTGGGGACAGCCGCGTGATCGCCGCCCTTGCGCTCCTCGCGCTCGCCGCCGCGCTGATCGCTGGCGGTTGGCCGCCGACGCCGCCGACCGGCGCCGTCCCCGTTTAGACACCCCTCGACTCCCCGGGAGGCAACCGTGGACCGTATGACCTTCGGCTCCCCGAGCGCGCCGCGCTCGACCGAGACGAGCCGCCAGCGCGCCCAGCGCATCGCCCTGAGCCGCCGCGCCGAGCGCAACCCCGAGCCCCGGCCCGAGCGCATGGAGCCCCCGGCTCGCGTGAGCCGGTCCGGCCTGACCCTGACGCACGGCGCCTTCCGGGGCGCCGACTACGGCCAGGTCTGCGCGTTCCTCGGGCTGCGCCCGTCGAAGCCCCACGAGGACGCGAGCGGCAACGACCGCCGCCGTCGTCGCAGGGGCCGGTAGTCGTGACGGCCGAGCACCTGGCCGCCCTCCAGGAGGGCCGCGCTCGCAAGGCCGAGCGGGACGCCGAGGAGAGGGCCGCCCGTCGAGCGGCGTACTCCGCGTGGGTGAAGCGCGACGCCGTCCGCTGGCGTCAGCTCCGTGACGCCCGCGAGGACGGCGACGCCCAGCGGGAGGCCCGCATCCGCGCCGACATGCGCGCGGACCCGATGCCGCCTAGTCGCTAGTCCTACATCTTCGGCCGCTGGCCGAAGCCCCGGCGGGAGGGGTTGCCCGCGCTGGCCCGCACCTTCGGCCGCCGACGCCTCCCCGGCGCCGCCCAGCGCGGACGTTTTCCCCTCTCCCGAAAGGACCCCAACATGGCCGTGATCGCCCGTCAGGTCGACGTGCCCCCGACGACGGTCGTCGACCTGTCCGTAGTGCTCGCCGACCTCGATTACGACGAGTCTGGCAAAGACTCGTACTTCCTCTCCAATGAGGGGACCGTGGACGTCGAGCTGGGCGGCCTCGACGTCGCGACGGTGGGTCACTCGATCCGAACCCTGAAGGTCGGGCGCGCGCTCGGCCTCGACGTGCGGCAGGGCTCCGCCCTCTGCCTCTACGTCCGCACCGGCTCGACTCACGCCGTCGTGGACGTCCTCCGCTCCTACTAGCCCCGAGGTCCCGAATGCCTCCCGCTGTCTCCTCCCTCCTATCTCGGTCGCTCCCGATCGTCACGGGCGCCGACCACCTCACGCGCACCCGCATCGGACTGAGCGCCGCCATGATGGGGATTGCCGACTTCCCGATCGTGTGCGTCGGCAACTCCACGACGTACGGCATCGGCGTGGACGGCACGTCGAACAACCCGGCCGACGAAATGGCGCTGCACTTCCCGCAGAGCTGGCCGTCCGCCCTACGGAAGCGTCTCGCGTCCGTCTACGGTGACACCGGGTACGGCGGCTTCGCGCCGGATGCGACGTTCATCACGTCCGGCGGCGGCGCCTCGACGAGCACGAACGCCCCGTCCCTCCTGCGGCATAACCGCCTCCTCAACTCCTCGTCGAAGACGCTCACGTTCACCGTCCCGGCGGGTCATACCCGGGTCGTCGTGACCCAGGCGAACCTTCCGGGCGACACGTCCGCGACATGGTCGCGCGCTGGCACGGGACAGGGCGCGATTGCGACCCTGACCGGTACCGAGGTCCCGATCCGCACGACGTTGACCGTCGCCGCTGGCGAGCAGATCGTCATTTCGGGACCCGCCTCCGGGCAGACCTACATCACGGCCGTGAGCCTGCGGACCGGCACGACCGGCGCCGTCGTTCATCGTGTCGGCCAGCCCGGCTACACGACCGGCGACATCTTCGGCGGCCTGACCTCGGCGGGCACCGGCACGCTCCAGCTCAGCTCGGGACTGACCGGCGGTCCGGCCGGTATGTCCTTCCAGGAGCGCGCCGCCCGCGCGCACTGGCGCTCGTTCATCCCGGTCGGCGGCCCCGGTCTCCTGATCCTCTCCATGCGGATCAACGACCAGACCCAGCAGGCGGGCGCCGCGAGCATCTTCTCCGGGGTCACGATCGACAAGTTCACGACCTGGAATCAGTCGCTCGCGAATTGGGCGACCGCCGACGGCGTTGACGTCCTGTTCCTCGGTGAGCCGCGCTCCGTGAACGCGAACTACGGGGCGGGCGTCCCGACGGAGAACGAGTACAACGCCGCGCTGAAGGCGATCGCCGCGAGCACGCCGCACGTCGCCCACGCCGACCTCGGCGACCTGTTCGGCACGCCGGGCACGACCGCCGAGGCGACCGCGTATCAGGCGGCGATGGAAGCGGCGGGCCTCAACGTCGCGAACAGCGTCCACATGAAGGGCGCCGGTTACGCCGAGTGGGGCCGGTACGCCCATCGCGTGCTCGACTCGATCGTTCCCGTCGGCGTCTAGCCCCAGCCCCTCACGACCTCTGGAGGTCCCCTCGTGACGCTCGTCCAGAACGTCTCTCATGCTCCCGTCGATGACACCGACGGGACGCCGATCGGCGTCGGCGATCAGGTCGACGTCGACACGTCGAATCCGTATTACGCCGAACTTCTCAGCGAAGGCGTTCTGCGGATCGTCGGCGCCGTGACGCCCGGCCTGCCGGTGTCGCTCCCGGGCCGCCCGCTGCGCGTCATCGCGTCCCAGGCCCAGCCGAGCGCATCCGCTGGCCCGGTCCTGTGGGTCCACATCGACGATCAGAACACCTTCCTCGCGCTGAAGGTGGTCGTCGACTAGATGACCACCGTCACGACGCTGTCGGGTCCCCACCTGTCGCCTGACGCGACGTGGGGCGCGACGGCGTCCCTCGACTGCAAGGGGAGCGGCCATGTCGTCGCGGCCGTGACCCTCACGGCGAACTGTGCGCTGACCGTCTCGAATATGCCGGTCGGCGCCCGCGCCGTACTCGTCCTGACTCAGGACGCGACCGGCTCGCGGACCCTGGCGCTGACCCCGACGCCGAAGACCCCGGGCGGCCTGGGCCTCGACCTGTCCTCCACGCCGGGCGCGATCGACGTCCTGACCCTCGTCAAGGCCCCGGACGGGACGCTCCTCGCGTTCCCGTCCGGCGGCAACATGAGTTAGCTCGATGGCAAGCGTCTCGACGTTGGTCGACGACTTCGCCGGGTCCGCGCTCGGCGCCCCGTGGGTGCGGACCGGGGTGTCTCCGGAGACGGTCGCGGGCGGCCAGCTCAGCCTCCCTTGCACGAGTTCGTACTCGGGCGTCCAGTCCGTTGCGACGTACGACCTCACGAACAGCGAGTGCGTCCTCCGGTGGTCGAGCGCGCCCGCCGCCGGGAACGGTGGCACCGAGGCGTCCTTCGAGCTGACCCTGGACGCCAATAACTCGGTGCGGATCGAGCAGAACGCGGGCGGCCTGTGGGCCATGTACCAGGTCGCCGGTGTCACCACGTACGACGACATTTCGTCGGGCTACAACTTCGGCTCGCCGAACGACTCAACATGGTGGCGCATCCGCCACGCCGCCGGGCATCTGTTCTTCGACACGTCGGTTGACGGCGTGCGCTGGACGAACCGCGCGAGCAAGGCGACACCGTTCGCGATCACGGCCCTGAAGGTCACCCTTTGGTGCGGGTACTACGGCACGGAGACGACGCCCGGCCCGTTCGTCGTCGAGGCCGTCAACCCGACGAGCCGCACCGCTCGCCCTCGTGCCCTCGACGTCGGCGCGGAGTGGAACGGTGACCTCCTGTCCTCGTGGGCGAATCAGTCCGCGTACGCCGGGACGACACCGGACGCCTTCGGCGACCGCTGTACCCAGGTCACGGTCGACGGCCGGAACGCGCTCGCGATGAAGTGCAAGAACACCGACGTCTTCCCGCTCACCCCGAACACGTCGCCCCGCGCGCAGCTCGTCTCCTCACTGGCGATGATCGACCCCGGCGAGGTGTACCGCGTCCAGGTCGAAATGAAGGTGCCGACCGGCGCCTTCTCGGCGTTCTCCGGGAGCGGCAACTGGCTTCAGTTCGTCCAGTGGGCGTACGGCCGCCCGTTCGCCGGAAGCCCGGCCCTGCGGATCATCACCCGCGACGGCGCGAACATCGGCGTCCAGGAACAGGACGCGACGATGCGCTGGTCGACCGCGATCCCGTGGGACACCTGGATGACGTTCGTCATGACCTACAAGCTGCACCCCGGCGAGCACGGGTGGTACGAGCTGAAGTACGGCACCGCTGGCGTGAACGGCCCGCTGTCGATCATCGTCCCGCGTCGCAAGTGGACGACTCAGTACGCGAGCCACAACGCGGGCACGAATCAGCTCTACATCAACACCTACATGAGCGCGACGACGCCGCTCTCGACGGTCGGCCCCGTCTACTTCGCGAACTGCCGCGTCAAGCGGCTTCAGGAGAAGCGGGCCGCCGTCCTCGCCTAAGTACGGAAGGCGGCGGCCACGAGTGCCGCCGCCCCCCTTCTGAGAGCGCAACCCCGGACCCCTCCGGGGAAGCGCCCTGGAGGGTACCGCGTCTAAACGGGGAGGCCCGATGCGAGCACCGCGAACCTGTGCCTTCGATGGGTGCCCCGAGGTCGCGGCCGATCGCGGCTACTGCCCGGCGCACCGGCGGACGTCGCCTCGGTCCCCTAGCTCGACCGTCACGGGGACGAACCGCTGGCGGTCCCTGAAGCGTCGCCTCCTGAAGCCTGGGGACGCCTGCCACTACTGCGGTAGGGAGGCGGTCACGCTCGACCATGTCCTCCCGGTGTCCCAGAGGCCCGACCTCGCGTACGAGCCGACGAACCTCGTCCCCTCGTGCGAGCCCTGCAATCTCCGGAAGGGAGGCCGCCTTGCGTGAGTGTCCGCTCTGCCTCCACGCCCTCGACGGGGACGGCTGCACGGTCTGTGACCTCAGCTTTGTTCCGGCTACCCCGAGGGCCGTGGCCGCCGCGATCTTCGCCTGTCCCCGGTGCATCGACGTCCCCGACGACGAGCCCGGCCCCTGCGAGGGGTGCCCGAATGCGTGACTTCACTCCCGAGGGCGTCGACACGCCGGACGTCTTCGACGAGCCGCTGGGCGGCTTCAAGCTCTGGCGCTGCGACGGCCCTACTGGCGAGGGGTGCGGTCAGCTCCTCTTCTGGGCGCCGGACGGTTGCCCCTCGTGCGGCCAGGACACGCCGACCGAGGTCGGGGGTGTCGGCGACGCTCAGCCCGACCCGTGCCCCGACTGCCACGGGACGGGCGTCGGCGAGCTGGCCGAGTGGCATGGGGTCCCGATGGTCATGGTCTGCGACACCTGCGCCGGGACCGGCATCCACACCGATGACGAGGAGGACTAGGGCATGGACGCGAATCCGTTCCCCGAGGGCACCTTCGCCCACGAGCTGCGCGAGCTGAAGCTGAACCTCCGTGCCCTGGGGTGGGAGGTCATGCTCGCCCTGCATGAGGGGACGGCCTTCACGCTGGCCGCCCTCATGGAGCTGGCGCTCGTGATCGTCCTCGCCGTGGCCCCGCCGTGCTGATCCGCCACTACCGGGGGAAGCGCCAGCGCGGCTACTCCTACGCCCTGTACCACCCCTCCACGGGGGTCGTCTGGATACGGGGGTGGACGCTACCGCGCGAGCCCATCACGACGACCGATCCGTTCTAGGCATGGCGCACGGTGCTTACTCCCACGGTGCTCTACCTGGGGCACGGCCGAACGGCCTCACGATCACGGTGCACCCCACTGTCCAGAACTACGGACACACGAGCGCTCCCTGTCCCCGCTGTGAGAGGGGAAGACGAGGAGGGCTCCTCTGCCCGACGTGCGGAGGACACGGGGCCATCGTCGTTCCACTGCCCGCGCGCCTCGCGCTGAGCTGACCCCACCCCAGGGGGGCAACCCCCTTCGAGGGGGAGCGACGCCGCGCAGGGGGGCGGATTTTCCCCTGTACGGGTTGGAGGGGTCCCCTAGGGCGATCCCCCGGCCCCGTCGCGAGGAGGCCCGGAGCGGCCCCTGGCGGCCCCGTAGCGGCCCTCCGGGGGCCTGACACGCCCCGTCCCCTTCCTGTCCTGCCCGCGCCGCGAGCCGGGCTCTAACGAGCTGGCCCGGTCCAGCCGTCTTCCGCCCGCCGAGGAGGTGAGCGCCATGCCCGGCCCCACGCCGAAGGACCCGACGCTCCGCGCCCGGCGGAACAAGACGGCGACCGCCGCGAGGCTGTCGCTCGTGCCGCCCGTCGAGGGCGAGGAGCCCGAGGTCGAGGCGATGCGCGCGTCCCTCCCGCCCCGCCGCGTCGAGGAGAAGCGCGACGATGGCTCGGTCGTCGTCGTCGAGGCCGAGTGGCACGAGCGCGCCGTCGCGCTGTGGGAGGAGCTGTGGACCTCGCCGATGCGCGGCGAGTATCTGGACGCCGACGTCGAGGGCCTGTACGTCCTCGTCGCGATGACGGACGCCTTCTGGCGCCGTCTGGAGTCCGGCCAGGTGTCCGGCGCAAACGAGCTGGGGAAGGAGCTGCGGCTCCAGCGTCAGCAGTACGGCCTTGACCCGATCGCGCGCCGTCGCCTCCAGTGGGAGGTCGATCGCGGCGACGAGGCCGAGGAGCGCCGCCGGAAGCGGAACCGCCCGCGCCCCGCCGAGGGCGACAGCGCCGCGAAGCCCGACCCGCGCGCCCTCCTCGGCGCCGACGACTAGCCGCGCTCGATCCGCGCGATGCGCTCGGCGACGTAGTCGTCCCGGCCGAGGCCCCTCGACTCCAGGCGCCGCAGGAGCGGCCCGTTCCAAATGATCGTCTCGACCACGGCCCCATCGACGATCAGGTCCGTGAGGCGCCGGATGACCGGCACCTGACCGGCGCGTGTGGAGCCGTTGCTCGTGGTGCGGTCGACGACGGAGACGACGGGGCGGGAAGCGGTCATGCCGCTGAGTATACACCGTTCACGGTAGGCCGCAACCCCGGGAGGTCGCATGGCCGTTCTCATGGTCCCCCGGCTCGACCCGCCGGGAGAGGAGTTCCCGACGCTCGGCCCCCAGGTCGTCGACTTCATGGAGGACTTCCTCGTCTTCGGTCCCGGCGACGTCAGGGGCCAGCCGTACCGCCTCGACGACGAGAAGCGCGCGGTCATCTACCGCCTCTACGAGGTCTACCCCCAGGACCACCCGCGCGCCGGGCGCCGCCGCTTCAAGCGCGGCGGCCTGAGCGTCCGGAAGGGCTGGGCGAAGACCGAGCTAGGCGCCGCCATCGCGGCGTGCGAGCTGCACCCCGACGCGCCGGTCCGGTGCGACGGATTCGACGCCTACGGCGAGCCCGTCGGCGTCGGCGTGAGCGACCCGTATATCCCGATGGTCGCCTTCACGGAGGAGCAGTCCGAGGAGCTGGCGTACGGCGCCCTCCTCGTCATGCTGGGGGAGGGGCCGCTGGCCGACGACTTCGACCTCGGCGTGGAGCGCGTGCTCGTGAAGGGCGCGAACGGCAAGGCCGCCGGGAAGGCCGTCGCGCTGGCCGCCGCGCCTAACTCGCGCGACGGCGCCCGGACGACCTTCCAGCTCTTCGACGAGACGCATCGCCAGGATTCCGACCGGCTCCGCCACGCGCATCAGACGATGCTCCAGAACCTCCCGAAGCGAAAGGCGGCCGACGCCTGGAGCCTGGAGGTCACGACGAGCTACGAGCCCGGTAAGGACTCGATCGCCGAGCGCACGCACAACTACGCGAAGCTGATCGAGAAGGGCGAGGTCGAGGAGCCGTCGCTCTTCTTCTACCACCGGTACGCGAGCGACCGGCACGACCTCGACACCCGCGAGGGCCGCGTGGCGGCCGTCCTGGAGGCGTCCGGCCCCGCCGCCGCCCATACCGACGTCGACTACGTCGTGGGCCTCTCGTACGACCCGGACAACGACCTGGCGTATTGGGAGCGGGTGTGGCTGAACCGCGAGGTCGCCTCCTCCAGTCAGGTCTACTCAGTGACCCGCTTCGACGAGCTGGCCGAGGTGGGCTGGAAACCCTCGCCCGGCGCCCCGATCACGCTCGGCTTCGACGGCTCGCGGTCACGCGACTGGACGGGCCTCGTCGGGACTTGCGTCGCGACGGGTCGTCAGTTCGTCGTCGGCGCCTGGGGCGTCCCGCGCCAGAAGGACGGGAAGCCGGTCCCGGGCTACGAGATTCCCGGCGACGAGGTCGACGAGGTAGTGGCAGGCGCGTTTAGACGCTGGGACGTCCTGCGGATGAAGGCGGACCCGTATTGGTGGGAGAGCTACGTCTCGGCGTGGGTCGGCCGCCACGGCACGGTCCGCATCGGCAAGGCCCGCCAGCGTCGCCGCCACCCGCGCGTCTTCGCGTTCCATACGAACGTCGTCCGGCCGATGGCGCTCGCCGTCCGCGCGCATGTCAATGCCATTGTGTCGGGCGAGTGCAAGAACGACGGTGACAAGCGCCTCCGGGCGCACATCGCGAACGCCCGCCGCGAAGACCTGAGCCTCCTCGACGAGGACGGCCGCCCCATGTTCCGGATGCGGAAGGACCGCCCGGACTCGCCGAACGCGATCGACCTCGCGATGGCGGCGTGCCTGTCCTGGGACGGCTACCGCGACGTGATCGGCCTCGGCGCCGAGGCGTCGGGCAGCTCGCGCACCTTGCACGTCTACTGATCCGAAGGGAGGGCCGCTCGTGCCCGACATGATGGCCGTGCTCGACGCGGCTAACGAGCCCGTGGGCTCCCCGAAGTGGTGGCTCGCGTACCTCAACGCGCGCATGGAGGCCGAGCGTCGCGAGCTGGACCTGTACGACTCGTACTACGAGGGCGACCATCCGCTCTTCTTCGCGACGCCGAAGTTCCGCGAGGCGTTCGGCGACCTCTTCGAGGAGTTCGCGGACAACTGGTGCGAGGTCGTCGTGGACGCAAAGGCCGAGCGCCTGGCCGTCGAGGGCTTCCGCCTGAAGCCCGACGACGACTCCGAGCCCGAGGACTCCGACGAGGCCGCCTGGGACCTCTGGCAGCGCAACGGCCTGGACGCCTACTCCTCGGCCGCGATGCTGGAGGCCGTCAAGCTGAAGCGGTCGGCGATCATCGTCGAGCCCGGCCAGGAGTTCGCCCGGATCACGGTCGAGCACCCGACCCAGGTCTACGTCCATCACGACCCGGGCGACCGGCGCCGCGTCCTCGCGGCGATCAAGAAGTGGCAGGACGACGACGGCACGCTCTACGCGACCGTCTACCGCCCCGAGGGCGCCTACCGCTGGCGGTCGAAGAAGCCCGCGACGTCGATTCTCGGCACGACCTCCGAGTGGGTTCCGCGCGACGATTCGGTGAGTTTCGTCGACTACTTCCGTGTCTTCGGCGGCCTCGTGCCGGTCGTCGGCCTGGAGAACGACCCGAGCCTCCTGCGCGGTGGCCGGTCGGACCTGAAGAAGGTCATCCCGCTACAGAACGCGATCAACAAACTGGCGACGGACCTCGTCGTCGCGTCCGAGTTCACGGCGTTCCGCCAGCGCCTCCTCTCGGGCGTCGAGGTGCCCCGGTACCCCGAGGGCCACCCCCAGGCCGGGGAGCCGATGAACGAGGCTTTTGTGGCCGCCGTCTCGCGCCTCCTCGTGACCGAGGAGCCCGACGCCCGCGCGCAGGAGTGGGGCGCCTCGGACCTCACGTTGTACGTGAAGGCCGTTGAGATGTTCGTCCAGCACGTCGCGGCCCAGACGCGCACCCCGCCGCACTACCTCATGGGGACTGTTGTCAACGCCTCGGGCGACGCCCTGAAGGCGGCGGAGACGGGCCTCGTGTCGAAGGTGCGCGGCACCTCGCGCTACATGGGGCAGAGCTGGGAGTCGGTGATCCGCCTCGGCTTCCTCGCCTCTCCCGGCCAGGAGAAGAAGGCCGGGGCGAAGGCGATCGAGACGCTTTGGCGCAACCCGGAGAACCGCTCCGAGGCCGAGGTGGCCGACGCCGCCCTGAAGCTCAAGGAGCTGGAGGTCCCGGTCGAGGCCCTGTGGGAGCGCATCGGCGCCAGCGCGACCGAGCGCACCCGCTGGGCGGAGCTGCGCCAGAAGGCCCTCGCCGAGGCGATGGCGGCGGCCCTCGCTGGGACCGGCCCCGAGGACCAGGGCCTCCCGAACGAGACGCCACGGGCGGCCTCGACGGGCGTGACCGGCGGCGGGTCCGGTGCCTAGTACGCCCCAGGCGTACCGGCTCACCGACACCTACCGCTCGAACCTCCTCGACCTCCGGGCACGGACGGCGCACCTCGCCGCCTCCGCCTGGATGGCCCTCTCCCTTCGGGACCTCGACGCGAGCTACGGCCGCTGGCGGTCCCTCGTGGGCGCGGCGGTCGAGGGCGTGAAGCGGCAGGGCGTGACCCTGTCGGACGCCTACCTCGCGACGTACGTCGCCGCCGAGCTGGGGACCCACCCTCAGCTCCAGGGGCTCGACCCCTCCCCCTTCGTGGACACGGTCGACGGCCGGTCCCTCGCCGACGCCCTGACGCCGCCGCTCTTCACCGTGAAGCGCGCGCTGGCCGAGGGGCGCCAGGACGCCCTCCGCCTTGGGCTGGTGCGCGCGACGCGCGTCGTCTCCGAGGAGGTGCTGGACGCCCCGCGTCGTGCGCTGGGCGACCTCATGGCGAACGAGGACCGGGTCGACGGCTGGAAGCGCGTCATTGGTGCGAACCCCTGCGGGGCGTGCCTCGCGCAGGCCGACGGCCGCGTCCACGACCCGACCGACGCCTTCCATCGGCACGGTCACTGTCGGTGTGTCCGCGAGCCCGTCGTTCGCGGCGTCCCCGACACCTTCCGGCGGCCCACGGGCCGCGAGTTCTTCGACGGCCTCTCCCCCGAGGATCAGGCCGCGCTCTTCCACGGGCGCGGCGGGGCCGAGAAGGCGGACTTGATCCGCTCTGGGGCCGTGCCCCTGGACGCCCTCGTGCGACGCGAGGCCCAGGTCGTCACGCCCGATCAGTTCACGGAGGCATCGCTCGACGACCTCCGCGCACTTGCCAACCGGCCGGGCGACCCCGGCCCCACCCCCACCTAGGAGGACGGCGCGATGCCGGACACCCTGAAGACGCCCGCGACGGGCGATGACCGCTTTACCTTCGACGGGTCCCACTGGACCGACACGCTCACCGGCCGCCGGTTCCCGCGCCTCGCGGGCGCCGAGGAGCCGCCCGAGGGCGAGAAGAAGCCCGAGGGCGAGAAGAAGCCCGAGGAGAAGGCTCCCGAGCCGAAGCCCGACGAGACGCTGGGCGACGCCGGGAAGCGCGCCCTCGACGCCGAGCGCGCCGCGCGCAAGGCCGCCGAGAAGGCTGCCGCCGATGCCCTCGCGAAGGTGAAGGAGTTCGAGGACGCGCAGCTCTCCGACCAGGAGAAGCTGACGAAGCGCGCCGAGGACGCCGAGAAGACGGCGTCCGACGCGACCTCGCGCCTCGCGCGCATCGAGGCCGCCGCGAAGGCGGGCCTCCCGTTCGACGCGGCCGACCGCCTGAAGGGCTCGACGCCCGAGGAGCTGGAGGCCGACGCCGTCGCGCTGAAGGCCCTCCTCGGCGACGGCACGGGCACCACACCGCCCGGCCCCCTCGACGGCGGCGCGAGGCCGCCCGCCCCGAAGCAGGGCTCCCTCGACGAGCGCATCGCCGAGGCCCAGGCGAAGGGCGACTGGAAGACGTTCGACCGTCTCCAGGCCGTGAAGCTCGCGAAGGCCCACATGGGCCAGGCGTAGCCCCCGGCCCCCTTCTGAGAGACAACCCCTCCAACTAGGAGCAAGACCTACACAATGTCCGGCATCACCGGCCAGGGGACGACCTTCAACCTCCCCAACTACACCGGCCGTCTCTTCACCGTCTCGCCGACCGAGACGAAGTTCCTGTCCATGATCGGCGGCCTTCAGGGCGCCGCCCCCGCCAAGTCGACCGAGTTCGACTGGCAGACGTACGACCTCCGCGCCGCCGCGATCCGTGGCCGCCTGGAGGGCGCGAACGCCCCCACCTCCGAGGAGCGCGTCCGGGCGAACGTGAACAACGTCCTCCAGATTTTCCACGAGGCCGTCGAGGTGTCGTACACGAAGATCGCGGCCGTCGCGCAGCTCGCCGGGGACTTCACCCCGAACGCGAACGAGGACAACCCCGTCGTGGACGAGGTCGCCTGGCAGATCACCCAGGAGCTGAAGATCATCGCGACGGACCTCAACCTGTCGCTGTTCACCGGCACCTACGCGAAGCCCGCCGACAACACCGCCCCGCGCCTGACGCGCGGCCTCGTGTCGGCCATCGTGTCCAACGTGTCCGCCAACGGCGGCACGCTGCGCGACCTCACGACCACGATCGTCCTCGACGCGATTCAGTCGGCTTGGACGGGCGGCGGCTTCCGCGAGGGCGAGTCGGCGACCCTGTTCGTCGGCGCCGACCTGAAGCGCGCGATCACGAAGCTCTTCATCACGGACAAGAACTACCGCGAGCAGAGCCGCACGATCGGCGGCGTCGCCTGTACCACCATCGAGACGGACTTCGGCACGCTGAACGTCGTTCTCGACCGCTACGTCCCGGCGAACCAGATCGTCGGCGCGTCGCTCGACTCCTGCCGCCTGCGCTACCTGGACATTCCGGGCAAGTCGGGCCTGTTCGTCGAGCCGCTGGCGAAGACCGGCTCCGCCGAGCGCTCGCAGCTGTACGGCGAGTTCGGCCTGGAGTACGGCCACGAGAAGAACCACTTCCTCATCAAGGACGTGAAGGCCCCGGCGGGCTCCTAGCCCCCGGTCGCTCGTGAGCTAGGGGGCGGCCCTCGCGGTCGCCCCCGCTCCGCCCTGCCCGTCTAAACGCCCCAACCCCCGAGGAGGCAACCCCTACATGATCTTCACTTCGCCGCACGCGAACCTGCTCGTCCACCCCGGCAACGGTCCCGCCATCCGCTTCGAGAGCGGCCGGTTCGAGACGGAGGACAAGAACGAGGTCGCGTACTTGAAGGACTACGCGAAGCGCGACCCCGAGGCCGTCCAGGTCGCCGACGAGCCGAAGCCGAAGCGCCAGGCCCCGAAGCCGAAGGCGAAGCCCGAGGCCCCGGCCGAGGCGCCCGCGCCCGAGGCCCCGGCGCCCGACGCGCCCGCCGACGGCGACGACGCCCCCGCCCAGGAGTAGGCCGTGGCCCTCGACGACTACACCCCGACGGCGGACGACCTCGCGCGCCTCATGCGCGACCGGACGTACGTCGACTCCGTCGAGCTGGGCGTCTTCCAGGACCCGGACCCGGCGAGCGACGTCGAGGGCACCAACCCGACGAAGACACAGGCCGAGGGCGTCATTCAGGACGCCCTCGACCTCGTCGCGCCGCGCCTCGGCGACGTCCCCACGCCGCTCTACGGGATGGCCCGAGGCATCGTCCGCCTACGCGCGGCGATGCTCGTCGAGTCCGGCCTCTTCTCGCGCGACTCCGACGGCCCCGACACCGGCGCCTTCGCGACCTACCGCGATCAGTACCGCGACGCCCTGGACGAGTACGACGAGGCGAAGAAGGCCCACGCCGGGCCGACCGCGATCCGCGTCGCCTCTGTGCCCCAGGGCTTCCTCGCCGCCTGGCGGGCCGCGAACCCCGACGCATGAGCGTCGAGGTCTTCGGCGACGGGCGAGTCTCCGCGCGTCTCCGGGGGCTCGCCTACCGCCTCCGCGACCCGAGCCCGTTCTTCGATCGCGTCGAGGAAATCCTCCTCGAACAGTCGCGTCGCCGCTGGCGCGCGAACGGCTACGGCTGGTCACCGCTGAAGGACGCAACGCAGGCCGCCAAGGGCCGGTCGAAGGACGCCCGCGTCCGCGCGAACGCCTCGCGCATCCTGCGCGCGACCGGCGCACTGGAGCGCGCCCTGACCGTCAAGGGCGCCCCCGGCCAGAAGCTCGCCCGCTCGCCCGACTCCCTGGAGTTCGGGTTCTACATCGGCGGCGAGGCGGGCCGGGACGTCTACTACGGGCAGTTTGCCCAGCAGGGCCGGGGCGAGGCGAAGCGCGTCGTCCTGAAGAAGACCCCCGCGACGCAACGCGACGTCAACGAAGCGCTGCGCGATCACCTCGGCCTCACGGAGGGCTGATCCATACCTGACGAGCCCTTCGGCCCCTTCCTCTCCGGGGCCGACGTCGAGCGCTGGGCGCGCGACACCCTGAAGCGCTGGGCGCCCGAGTACATCGCCTGGGCCGAGCGCTCCACGGGCCGAGCGCCCCGCTCGCTCCCGTTCCCGAAGACGTACGTCACGGCGACCGGCCTCGACAAGTGGCCGGAGGACCGCCTCCCGTGCGTCCTGATCCTGTCGACCGGCCTCGCCGACCCGCCCGTCCGGCGGCAGGGCAAGGTGTCGGCCTCGTTCGCCCTCGGCTTCGCGATCGTCGTCTCCGACTCTGACCGCGAAAAGGCCGAGGAGCTGGCGAAGGTCTACACAGCCGCGCTCCGCGACCTCCTCATCCACGAGCACACCCTGGGCGGGCACGCCGAGGCCGTCGACTGGCTCGACGAGCGATACGACGCCGTCCCCGGTGACGCCCGCTCGCGCCGCCAGCTCGCCGCCGGTCAGGCCGTCTTCCGCGTGAACGTCGAGGCGGTCGCCTCCACCCGCCGCGCGCAGCTCGGCCACGAGCCCCGCCAGGACCCCTACTCGCCTCCCCCCGCCCCGCCCGTCGTGGCACCCGGCGGCGGCGAGGTCGTCCTCGACCCTCAGGAGTAGCCCCCGTGCGCTTCACCTACACCTACCGCGCGCCGGACGAGCTGGCCGACGGCCGACCCCTCGCCTTCGGCGACGTCGTCGACCTGACCGCCAAGCAGCAGGCCCCGAACGCGCGCCTCATCGACGAGGGGCGGCTGAAGCCGACCCCCTCCTCCCCCGACACGAAGGAGTCTGACTCGTGACCCTGCCCGGTCCGGTCCTCAACGAGCGCGACCTCGTGACGTCGCGCACCCCGTCCACGGAGACGGGCGTCCTGTACGTCGCCGCCCCCGCCGCAAAGGGTCCCGTCGGCTCCGCGCAGCTCGTGACGAGCCCGACGGCGTTCCGCAACAAGTACGGCGCCGACGTCACCTACTCCGTCCTGTGCGCCTACGTGGACACGGCGTTCGCGAACGGCCTGTCCAAGGTGTACGTGTCGCGCGTCGTCGGCCCCGGCGCCGCCCCGGCGAGCGTCACCCTGAAGGACGCGGGCAACGTCGACTGCATGGTCGTCGCGGCGGCCGACCCCGGCCCGCACGCGAACGGCTGGACGGTCGACGTCGCCGCCGGTGGCGGCGCCGGGACGTTCTTCCTCACCGTGAAGGACGCCTCGGGCGTCGTGCTGACCGAGTCGGGCGACCTGGCCGACGGCGCCGCCGCGATGGTCTGGGCGGCCCTGACCGGCTACGTCACGGTCGACCCCCTGACGGCGAACGACCCGAAGCCCGTCGTGGCCGCCGCGCTCGTGGGCGGCGACGACGACCGCTCGCACATCACCGACTCGGACCGCGTCGGCGCGCTCGCCGCCTTCGATCCCGACCTCGGCCCCGGTCAGGTCGCGATCCCGGGCGCCAGCACCCCGACCGCGCACCTCGGCCTCCTGACCCACGGCCGGGACAACCGTCGGCGCGCGCTCCTGGACCTCCCGGACACGGACGACGTCGCGACCCTGACGGCCGCCGCGCTCGCGATCCGCTCGAACGGCGACGGCTCGCTGTCGAAGTACGGCGCGATGTTCGCGAGCTGGGCGATCGTCTCGGGTGACGTCCAGAACCGCTACGTCCCCTGGTCGGCGGTCGTCGCGGGTCACCTCGCGCGGAACGACGCCGCCTTCGGGCACGCGAACGTCCCGGCCGCCGGGAAGAACGGCATCGCCAACGTGCTCGGCGTGACCCAGGCGTTCGGCAAGGCCGACCGCGAGACGCTGAACGACGCGGGCATCAACGCCGTGCGCCTCGTCGGCGGCCAGCCGCGCACGTACGGCTTCCGCACCGTCGCCAACCCGGCGGCCTTCAAGCTCCACTGGCAGTTCGCGAACGTCCGCCTGGACATGCAGATCGCGGCCGAGGCCGAGGTCGTCCAGGAGGAGGAGGAGTTCGAGGTCATCGACGGCGAGGGGATCGAGGTGTCGCACTACGGCGGTCGCCTGACGGCCCTCCTCGACAAGTTCTACGCCTTGAAGGCGATCTACGGCAAGACGGCCGACGAGGCTCGCTCCGTGGACGTCGGCCCGGCCGTGAACGACGACGGGACGGCCGCCGAGGGGCGCATCCGCGCCGTGCTCGCGTACCGCCGCTCGCCGATGGCCGAGCGCGTCGAGCTGGACCTCGTCCACGTCGCCGTCACGGACGCCGTCTAGGCGTCAGAGCTGGAGCCCCTGGCCCGGGACCCCCCGTTTAGACGGCCGGGCCGGGGGCGCTGAACCCCCTTCTGAGAGGACAACATGAAGCGCGAGGACAACTGGAACGCGCGGCTCGTCCTGGACGGCCGTAACCTCGGCGTCTGGGACAAGACGGACGGCGGCGAGGTCGACGCCGACACGACGAGCTACAAGCTCGGCGGGACCGATGAGTTCACCGACCTGGGCGGCCCGGCGAAGACGGGCAACCTCACGATGGAGCGGCTGTACGACGAGGCCGCGCACAGCGTCTACCACTGGCTGACGGGCCTCGTCGGCAAGTCGAAGAAGAACGGCCGTGGGGTCGCCACGGTCCAGCCGCTCGACGATGACGGGAACGCCTTCGGCCGCCCGATCGTCTACCGGATCAACGTGAAGAAGGTCGGGCGCCCCTCGACCGACTCCAACGGCTCGGGCGCCTCGCTCCTGACGCTGGAGCTGACCGTCGTCGGGAAGCCGTCCTAGTGGCGAGCCTTCGCGACCGGCTCCAGGCCCAGCGGATCACGCACCTGGAGCCGAAGACCCACACCCTGCCCCTTCCGGGGTACGCCGGGCCGCGCGTCTTCGTGCGGTACCGCCCCGTCGAGTGGGACGCCCTCCTCGACCTCCTCATCCCGCAGGAGAACGCGGGCGCCGCGCTCGACGCGAACCTCCAGGCCCTCGCGAAGGCGTGCGACGCCGTCCTGATCCAGGAGGACGGCGACGAGAAGCCCGTCTCGCTGGCCCAGCGGATGCGCGACGAGGGCGAGACGGTCCACGGCGAGGTCCGCTTCGACGAGTACCTGATCGACGTCCTGGCCCTGGAGGTCGAGGACCCCGAGGAGTACGTCATGCGGAAGCCGAAGAACGCCGCCGAGACGGTCCTCGCGGCGTTCTCCGGGGCCGTGTCGCCGCCCTTGGCCGTGACCGAGCAGGCGGCCGAGCTGGGCGCCTGGATGCGCTCCGAGGTCGCGAAGGAGGACGCCTCCCTTCTGGGGGGGTGACGAGCCTCCCCGAGGTTGAGCTGGCCGCGCGAGCCGACGTGCTGGGCGTGGGCGGGGCCGCCGCTATCGAAAGCGGCGACTCCGTCCAGCTCGCCCTCCTGTCGGCTCGCGTGAGCCGCGCCCTCGCGTTCCGCCAGCACCTCCACGACGACCTCGCCTTCCGCATCGCTCAGCGGATCGGCGAGCTGTTCTCCGACTGAGAGGAGGTCGGTCATGTCTCAGGACGCGATCGACATTCGCGTACGCCTCCAGGGCGGGAAGGTCGCCTCGGTCGAAGCCGACGGCGTCGCCCGCTCCGTGGATGGCATCGGCAGCGCGGCCGAGCGCTCGACCGGCAAGCTGGCCGGGCTTCGAGCGTCGCTCGCGGGCTTCGCGGGACCGGCGGGCAAGCTCGGGGAGGCAACCCGCACGAGTGCTCTCTACATAGGCGGCTTCGCGGCCGCCGTCACCGGCGTCGGGGCCGCTATCGGCCTGAACTTCAACGCCAAGATGGAACAGGCGACCATCGGGTTTACCCACTTCCTCGGGTCGACCCAGAAGGCTCGCGCGTACCTCGACGACCTGTACAAGCTGGCGGCGACGACGCCGTTCGAGTTCTCGGACCTCGTCTCGACCACTCAGCAGTTCCTCGCGTTCGGCTACTCCGCGAAGGAAGCGCGCGGGATGCTCGGCGACCTCGCCGACGCCGCCGCCGGGCTCGGGAAGTCCGGCGCCGAGCTGGCGCCCGTGACGCTCGCCCTCGGCCAGATCAAGGCCGCCGGGACCCTGAAGGGTCAGGACCTCAATCAGCTCACGTCGTTCGGTATCTCGGCGACGTCCATCGCGAAGAACCTCGGCATGTCCTACAAGGACATGCGCAAGCAGATGGAGAAGGGCAAGGTCGGTTCCGAGGACGCCCTGAAGGCCATCCGGAAGACCATGCAGCAGCAGTTTGGCGGCATGGCGAAGGCTCAGTCGAAGACCTTCACCGGTCAGCTCTCCACGCTGCGCGACATGGCCGCCCAGGGCCTCGGCAAGCTGACGATGCCGCTCTTCGAGTGGCTTCGCGACAAGGGGCTCCCCGGCCTGAACGCCGCCCTCCCGGGCATCCAGCGGTCGCTCGCGGGCGTTTTCCACTGGCTCGGCGTGAAGGTCCCCCAGGCGATCCGGTTCGTGAAGAAGGGCTGGGCGTCGTTCATGGACGCCGTTCGGCCCGCGCTCCCGTTCTGGAAGAACGTCCTCGGGCCGCTCCTGAAGGGCTTCGCGATCGGTGTCATCGGCTCGGTCATCATGGCCCTGAAGGTCGTCGTCCCCGCCTTCAAGGGGCTGATGATCGCCCTCGGCTGGGTTGGTGAGAAGGCCCGACCGCTGCGCGGGTTCTTCCAGGGCATCGGTACGGTGCTCGGCTTCCTGTTCGGCGGCCCCGTTCTCAAGGGCATTGGGTTGCTCGGCAAGTTCGGCGGGGTGTTCCGCCTCGTCGGCACCGCCGCGAAGCTGGCCGCCCTCCCGATCCGCCTCGTCGGCATGGCCGGGGGGCTCATGGGTCGGATGGTCGGCGGCGCGCTGGAGCGCATCGCCACGGCGCCGGGCAAGGCCCTCTCCGGCCTTCGCCACGGGCTCGCGGTCATGCTCGACTTGCTCCGTTCCGCCGGGGCGAAGTTCGTCTCGGCCGGTAAGAGCCTCTGGGACGCCCTCGTGCGCGGCATCCGGTCTGCGCTCGGCGACGGCCTCGGGTTCGCGAAGGACCTCGGGAAGGGCGTCGCTAACGCGGCGATCGGCTTCCTGAACGCCGCGATCCCGAACCGCATCCCGATCCCCGGGCCGCTCCCGGACCTCAACCTCCCGGACAACCCGATCCCGAAGCTGTGGACCGGCGGCGTCGTCCGCCAGCCCGGCCGCGTGATCGTCGGCGACGACGGCCCCGAGGCGTTGAGCCTCCCCGCCGGGGCTCGCGTCGACCCGCTCCCGAAGCTCGGCCCCGTCGAGCCGCTGGCGGGCGGCGGCTTCGTCGTCCGGACCACCGTCAACATTGACGGCCGCCCCGTGGCCGAGGCCGTGGGCCGAGCCGTCGCTGACCGCGACGCCCGGAGGTGATCGCGTGACCGACGTCCCGACGAACGGGGTCATCCTCTCGTGCGACGAGCCGCCCCTAACGCTCGCCGCCACGCTCGCCGACATGCCCGGGTACACCCCGGGCGTCGGCGGCGTCGAGGTCGTCGTCGTCCCCGGCCAGCGCCCGCTCCTGAAGCGAAGCGGCGCGTCTAACCCGGCGACGCTCACCCTGCCGTTGATCTTCGACGGCTACGCCGACGGCCGCTCCGTCGAGCGCGACCTCCTGACGCTAGAGCAGCTTGCAGGAGGCGGCTCGGGGACGGCCCTCGGCGACCTGCCGAGGATCGAGGTCGACGGCTGGCCGCCCTTCCCGGATCAGCGCGTGGGCGGGAATGCCCGATGGGTCATCCCGTCGGACCCTGACTACGGCGAGTCGATCCGCCGCAAGCAGGACGGCCATCGCGTCCGCCAGCTCGTGACCGTGACGCTCTGGCTCGACCGGGACGGCCTGACCACGAAGCGCGTCGGCCCGACCCGCTCGCACCCGGGCTACCGCTACGTGCGCGTCCGGCCCGGCGACACCTTCGAGAAGATCGCCGCCCGCGAGCTGAAGAAGAAGTCCCTCGGCTCGCGGCTGGCCCGTCTAAACGGGGCGCGCTCCCCCGAGGTCAAGCTGAAGCGCTCGACCGTGAAGGTTCCGACCGGCCGCGTCCTGTCGGACTGGCAGAAGGGGAAGGGCTAGGTGTCGTTCTTCTTCACGATCGACGACTTCGAGCTGGACGTCCCCGGGTCGAAGCGCCTGGACGCGGACGTCGGGACGGCGATCACCGGCGCCGACCTGGAGCTGACCATCGAGGGCGCCTCGACCCTGACGCTAACCGTCGAGGACGAGAACCTTGCGCTCTGGCGCTCGGACACTCTCCAGCGCTGGGCGTGGGGCGAGACGGGCCTCGGCGACGATGAGGCGTGGGTCCGCAAGGGCCGCGCCGTCGACTGCACGGTGGCCGGGATTCCGTTCCGGCTCGTGAAGGTCAGCAAGGCGGCGACCACCCTCACGCTCGTCTTCGAGGACCGCGAGGTCGCCTACCTCCGCCAGCACAAGGGCGCCCGCAAGGCGTCCCGCGCGAAGGTCACGCGCGCCGAGTTCATCGCCCTCCTCGTCTCCGAGGTCCAGGCGAACGGCGGCGTCCCCGTCTATGCCCCCGAGGTCTACCGCCACCCGCCGATCGCGAAGGCGAATGACAAGCTCACGGACGCCCAGCGCCGCGACCTCGGCCATCCCGGCATCGGGAAGGGCGCCGGGATCACGGTCAAGGGCGCCGATGCGAACACGACTCAGGTCCGCATCCTGGAGCGCGCGCTCGACGTCGCCCGGACCCACAACGCGGGGCCGAAGGCGACGCTCGCGCTCATCCTCGCGATCATCGTCGAGTCGCAGGCCCGCAACCTGTCGGGCGGCGACGCCGACTCCGCCGGGGTGCTCCAATACCGCGTCGGCAACGTCGGCCGCGCGCACGCCCGGGACCCCGAGTGGTGCTTCGCCGACTTCCTCCTCCACGGCGCGACCGGCGCCGGGGGGGCTATCACCCTGGCCCGCCAGCACCCGGACTGGAGCGCTGGCGACATTGCCGCCGCCTGCCAGGGGCCGCGCGCCGACTTGCGCGGCGAGTACGAGAAGTGGCACGACGAGGGCGAGAAGATCGTCCGCGCGTACGGCGGCGCGGCGGGCCAGTCCCTCGGCCAGTACCACAAGTCCTACGAGTTCGCTCGCGGGAAGGATGAGAACACCTGGGACGCCTCCGGGCGGCTCGTGGACGAGGTCGCGTGGCGCCGCTTCATGCGGGGCCACGACGGCGCCCGCGCGCTCTGGGTCGTCTCCGAGGACTGGCTCTTCCGCCAGAAGCACGAGCTGGTCCTCCGGGAGAACGAGGACGGCGTCGGCTACCTCGACGGCGACCTGGACATGAACGCCCGTTGGCCCGTGTCGCAGATCACGACGACCGCTCACGCGGGCGTCTGGACGGCCTGGCCGGGCATGGTCGCCCTCGTGCCTGATCACGGGCCGATGGCGGGCCGCTGGCTCGTCTCGACCCTGCGACGCTCCCTCCTCGACACGACCGGCGCCCTGGAGGTCACGCTCCGGAAGCCGATCCCGGCGAAGCCCGAGCCCGCGTCCGACGTCGTCGACCGCGACGCGACGAACGCCGCCGACGGCGCGCGTGGGAAGGTCGTCGTCGTCGCCGGGGCCGACCGGCCCGGCGTGAAGACCCATCGCTGGGTCCTCGACTTCCTGGCGCTCGCCGCCGGGCAGCTCGCGAAGACGATCTTCGTCACGACCGGGTCGAACCATTCGATCATGTCGTCCTCGGGCCTCCGGTCCGATCACGCCGACGGCAACGCGGCGGACCTCGGCTCCGTGAAGAACGGCTTCGAGGTGGACGGCAAGGGCGGCGACGCCCTCGCGAAGGCGTGCGCCCGAGTGCTCGGCGTCGGCGTCCAGGCCGTCACCGGCACTTACGAGCGCCACACCTGGCGGCACGGCGACAAGACGTACTCCGTGCAAGTCCTCTGGAAGGTCGCGGGTCACCACGACCACGTCCACGTCGGCGTCCGCCCCGCCTAGTCGTACAACATCGTCCGAAAGGACCCCATGTCGATAGACGCCCTCCTCGCCCTCTCGCGGGCGACGGGAGACGGCGGCGCCCCTCAGGCCGGTTCGGTCTGGGCGGGCGTCGTCGCGGGCGCCCCTGCGCCGAACGGCGTCGAGGTCACGCTCCCCGACTTCGGCCCCGCCCGCTTCGGCCCCTGCCCGTACCCGACGACTGGCCCCGCGCCCACTCGCGGCGACTCGTGCCTCGTCGTCTTCGATAACAACCGCGACCCCTGGGTGGTGATCGTGTGGCCGTAGAGGTCCCGCACTTCGCGTACCCCTTCCGCCTCGTCGGCGGCGCCCCGGCCGTGAACGAGCAGGACTCGCTCGACGACGTCGCCGCGTGCGTCTCCGCCGCGCTCCTGACGTCCCCCGGCGACCGCGACGAGCGCCCCGAGTACGGGGTGTCCGACCCGACCTTCTCCGTGCTCCCGATGGACCCCGACGCCCTCGTGGCCGAGGTCCAGACCTGGGAGCCGCGCGCCCGCATCCTCGCCGACGAGGACCCCTCGGGGTTCGCCGAGGCCGTCGAGCGGGTGCGCCTCACCCTCACCCTGGAGGACCCGACGCATGGCTGAGTACGTCACGCCGCCGATCCCGGTCGACGCGGACGACCTGAAGGCCCAGGTCATCGGCGACCTGAAGGCCCGCATCGCGGGCTGGGAGCCCGCCGAGGGGAACCTCGACTACTGGCTGATCGAGGCGTTCTGCGAGGTCGCCGCCCAGATCGGCGAGTCCGTCACCTGGGTTCTGCGCGCGATCTTTCGCTACTTCGGGTCCCTGATCGGTGTCCCGCCGATCGAGGCGACCGCCGCGACGACGACGGTCACCGTGAAGGCGATCGACGCCACGGTGGGCCGCACCTACGTCGTTCCGGCCGGTACGACCCTGGCGTGGAACGCAAGCGGCGAGCTGGTGCCCTTCCAGCTCGTGGAGGACGCGGTCATCGCGTCGGGCACCGACACCGTGACCGGCGTCTCTGTCGTCGCGATCACCCCGGGCTCGATCGGCTCGGGCCTGTCGGGCGTCGCGATCCTCGACGGCGGCCCCGAGGGGCGCCTCGACTTCGTCGACACGATCACGGCAGAGGCGGTCACCGCCAACGGCGCCGACGCCGAGGACGACGACACCTACATGAACCGGCTCGCGGACGAGCTGCGCACCCTCAGCACGACCCCGATCCTGCCGGACGACTTCGCGATCCTCGCGCGCCGGAACCCCGCCGTCCATCGCGCACTCGCGTTCAACGGCACCGACCCCGACACCGGCAGCACCGGCGTCGAGCGCCTGGTGGCCGTCTTCGTCCAGGGCGCCGACGGCCTCGCCGTCACCCCCGCCGTCCGTACCGCCGTGAAGGACTTCCTGGAGTCCATGCGCGAGACGAACTTCGTCGTCAAGGTCGCGGACCCGACGCCCGTCACGATCAATGTCGCCTACACCGCGACGGCCTTCCCCGGGTACGACACGACGGCCGTCGAGGCGGCGGCCGACGCCGCTGTGGCCGCCTACCTCGACCCGGCGAGCTGGGGCGAGACGGCCATCGGCGACGAGCGCGGCGGCTGGACCTATAAGACGAACGTCCGGTACCTGGAGGTCGGCGCCGTCCTGAACGCGGTCGACGGCCTCGACGAGGTCACGGCCCTGACGCTCAACGGCTCCTCCGCCGACGTCGACATGGCGGCGGCCGTCGCGACCGCCGGGGCCTTCAAGGTGCCGGTGCCGGTCGCGGGGACGATCACGGGGACGGTGTCCTAGTGCTCGCCCCGCCCCAGACGTTCACGGGGGCGCGGCTGTACGACGCGCTAGCGCCGCTGGCGCAGGAGGACGAGCGCTACGGCTGGGCGCTGGCGCACTTCTGCGCCTCGCTCGCGACCGCGCTCGACCTCCCCGCCGACCTGTCTCGCGATCAGGAGGACGGCACCCCGGGCTACGGGGTCCTCTTCCAGCTCGACCGCCTGACCGGCCCGCTCGCGTCCCTCCTGCCGTACGTCGGACAGTTCGTCGGCGTCCAGGGCCTCGTCGGCGTGACCGACGATGAGAAGCGCTTCGCGATCGGCTCGACCTCGGGGTTCTCCCGTGGGCGTCCCGCCGCCATCCTCGCCGCCGCCCGCGCCACCCTCACCGGCGCCAAGCGTGCCCACCTGATCGAACGCACTGGCTCGGCCTACCGCTTCGCCGTGACCGTCGTCGCGGACGACTGCCCCGACCTCCCCACGACGACGGCCGCCGTCGCCGCCCAGACCCCGGGCGGCCTCGTCGGGACCGTGTCGACCGTCGTCGGCGGCGACTACGCCACGTTGCACGACGCCCACGCCGACTACGCCGAGGTCCATACGGACTTCGCGA